GGTAGTGTCCGCTATTGCCAGTACACCTCAGTATTACGAAGCAAAAAATGACAAAGTAAGAAAACGCCTCGGTATTAAAGGCGGTTTTTACTGGGCTGAAGCGAAAAAATTATCCATTGCCATCTCCCGTGGTGCTGTTGCGATTGACGATGCTGGCTACGATGAAGATGACTTTAAAAAACCTGTTCGCGTCAATTTGCCCGTTGTTGGTGACCTCCCACCAGAAGGCGTGTTTGATACGGAATTCTGCAACCGTTACGAAAAAGGCGGGGAAGATGGCATCACAATGGTATTTATCGCATCTTCTCCCTCTGTTCAGGACAAACCAGCCAGCACTGACAATACCAACGTCAACGGCGAAGACATGACAGAAATTGAGGAGAACATGCTCCTGCCAGTTTCCGGTCAGGAACTGCCCATTCGCTGGCTTGCTCAACACGGCAGCGAAAAACCGGTAACGCACGTTTCACGCGACGGACTCCAGGCATTACACATTGCTCGGGCTGAAGAACTACCGGCTGTTACTGCCCTGGCTGTTTCCCACAAAACCAGCCTGCTCGACCCGCTGGAAATTCGCGATCTCCACAAACTGGTTCGTGACACTGACAAAGTTTTCCCTAATCCTGGTAATTCAAGCCTGGGACTGATAACTGCTTTTTTCGAAGCATACCTGAACGCTGACTACACCGATCGAGGACTGCTGACAAAAGAGTGGATGAAGGGTAATCGTGTTTCACACATCACTCGCACGGCTTCCGGTGCTAATGCTGGCGGCGGAAACCTCACCGATCGCGGCGAAGGTTTCGTACACGATCTGACGTCACTGGCGCGCGACGTAGCCACTGGCGTACTGGCCCGTTCAATGGATCTGGACATCTATAACCTTCATCCGGCACACGCTAAACGCATTGAGGAAATTATCGCTGAAAATAAACCGCCCTTTTCTGTTTTCCGCGACAAATTCATCACCATGCCTGGCGGGCTGGATTATTCCCGCGCCATCGTGGTTGCGTCCGTAAAAGAAGCACCAATTGGGATCGAGGTCATCCCCGCGCACGTCACTGAATATCTGAACAAGGTACTGACTGAAACCGATCATGCCAACCCTGATCCGGAAATCGTGGATATTGCCTGCGGTCGCTCCTCTGCCCCGATGCCGCAGCGTGTAACAGAAGAAGGAAAACAGGATGATGAAGAAAAACCGCAACCATCTTGCGCAATGGCAGATGAACAGGCAACGGCTGAAACAGTGGAACCGGATGCAACTGAACATCATCAGGACACGCAGCCGCTGGATGCTCAGTCACAGGTAAATGCTGTTGATGCGAAATATCAGAAACTGCGGACAGAACTCCATGAAGCCCGGAAAAACATTCCGCCCAAAAATCCTGTCGATGCAGACAAATTACTGGCTGCCTCTCGCGGAGAATTTGTTGAAGGGATTAGCGACCCGAATGATTCGAAATGGATTCCCGGTCATCATATCTCCTCAAATGAAGTCAAAAAAACGGAAAATGAAGTGCGACAGACTGAAGATAAACAGCACCAGAACAGCGAACCGGAGGAGGGAACACCCTGCAATCAGACTGGCGAGGATAACTGCCCTGACTGTGGCGCGGTGATGGGAGACGCAACTTATCAGGAAACTTTTGACGAAAAAAAACCAGATGAAGCACAGGAAGAAGAGCCGAAGAAAACGGAAAAAGCTGATGATTTGTTACCGGAGAACGCTGGCAGCGATCAGCATAATGATAGCAATAATGAAACTGGCGAAGATGAACTCAACTGGAAAAGACAGGTGTTGATTGCGGCGGTTTACGGTTTATGTGCGAATCCTGCGTGCATAGCCTATGCGCCTGCAATCCCTGACATCGCAATGATGATTGCCAACAAGCTTGAAAATTTTGGAGTGACCAGTGATGAGCGCTTACCCGATTTTTGATCGTATTGAAGAAATGGCATGGGCTCGTCACTACCAGCAGATCGTTCGTGAAGAAAAAGAAACGGAACTGGCGGACGACCTGGAAAAAGGTCTGCCTCAGCACCTGTTTGAATCGCTCTGCATCGACCATTTGCAACGCCACGGTGCCAATAAACAGGCAATCAGCCACGCATTTGATGATGATGTTGAGTTTCAGGAGCGCATGGCAGAACACATCCGGTACATGGCTGAAACCATTGCCCACCACCAGGTTGATATTGATTTGGAGGACTAAAATCTATGGCGCTTTTTCAACGAGCAATAAACACACAGGCCTATCTAAAAGCAGGAATTATGGGGTTTGCTGGCGACGGCAAAACCTACACAGCAAGCGAACTGGCTATTGGTCTGGTAATGCTTATGCGGCAACGGGGAATTGAAGCTGGTAACCGCCCGGTAATGTTTCTGGACACAGAAACAGGCTCTGACTGGGTTAAACCCCGCTTTGATGCGGAAAATATCGAATTATTTACGGCAAAAACCCGCTCGTTTGTTGATCTGCTTGAAGCCATTAATGAAGCGGAAAGCAGCGGTTCCGTAATGATCATCGACTCCATCAGTCACTTCTGGACCGGATTATGCGACGAGTATGCCAGACGCCGAAACCGTAAACGAGGACTGGAATTTTCAGACTGGGCGTGGCTCAAACAGGAGTGGCGACGCTTTACCGATCGATTTGTTAACAGTCAGGCGCACATTATTATGTGCGGGCGTGCAGGATATGAGTATGACTTTTTCGAAGGTGATGATGGCAAACGCCAGTTGGCAAAAACCGGTATAAAAATGAAAGCAGAAACAGAAACCGGTTATGAACCCTCCATCCTGATCCAGATGGAGAAGCAAATGAACATAGAAACCGGTCAGGTGTGGCGCACCGCCAGAATACTAAAAGATCGCTCCACCCGTATTGATGGACAGGTATTTTCAAACCCAACATTTAAAAACTTTCTTCCTCATATCGAGTTTCTTAACCTGGGAGGTGAACACCTCGGCATCGATACCTCACGGGATAACAGTGAATTATTTGCCAACGACGGTACACCGACATGGCTAAAAGAAAAGCGTGCAAAAGAAATCGCACTTGATGAAATTATCGAGTTGTTCAACAAGCACCATGGGGGCACCAGTAACGACGCCAAACGCGCAAAAGCTGATTTGCTGGAAAAAACATTCACCTCCCGCTCATGGGAAAGAATCAAAGGTATGGACTGGCCGACAATCAAAGCTGGTCGTAATGCACTATGGATTGAACTGGAAGGCGTTGAATATGCATTCCCGGATCCACAAACACAAAACGAAACGCAACAAGCAGGATACGATGAGAATATTCCGGTGTAAAACCAAGTGCATTTTGGACACGGTTTTTGAAAATATTAATGGAGGTGTTCATGTATAAAATTACAGCCACTATTGAAAAGGAAGGTGGTTCTCCTGCCAGCTGGACAAGATACTCAAAGACAAAACTAACGAAATCAGAATGCGAAAAAATGCTCTCAGGGGAAAAAGAAGCAGGCGTTTCCAGAGAGCAGAAAGTAAAACTGATAAATTTTAATTGCGAGAAACTTCAGTCCTCGTGAATTGCATTGTATTCAAATTAAAACTTCATAGCTGATTATTAATAATCAACATCGGGCGTCAATTTCAGCCTAACATTGGCGCCTGCCAGAGGTGATGCGATGGCACAAGTAATCTTTAATGAAGAGTGGATGGTTGAATACGGCCTGATGCTTCGCACTGGTCTGGGTGCCAGACAAATTGAAGCATACCGCCAGAACTGTTGGGTGGAAGGCTTCCACTTCAAACGAGTATCTCCTTTAGGGAAGCCAGACAGTAAGCGAGGGATTATCTGGTACAACTATCCGAAGATAAATCAGTTTATCAAAGACTCATGATATGTCTAAATTACCAACAGGTGTCGAGATTCGAGGTAAATACATTCGCATCTGGTTCATGTTTCGAGGAAAACGATGTCGGGAAACATTGAAAGGCTGGGAGATTACTAACAGTAACATTAAAAAGGCCGGGAATTTAAGAGCGTTGATAGTTCATGAAATCAGTTCCGGTGAATTTGAGTATTTAAGACGTTTTCCCCAGTCCAGCACTGGGGCAAAAATGGTGACAACGAGGGTCATAAAAACATTCGGGGAGCTTTGTGATATCTGGACAAAAATTAAAGAGACAGAGTTAACAACAAACACAATGAAGAAAACGAAATCACAATTAAAAACACTCAGGATAATAATTTGTGAGAGTACCCCGATATCGCATATTCGTTATAGCGATATCTTAAACTACCGGAATGAACTGCTGCATGGAGAAACGCTTTACCTAGATAATCCAAGATCCAACAAAAAAGGAAGAACCGTGCGCACAGTTGATAACTATATCGCCCTGCTCTGTTCGTTGTTACGTTTTGCGTATCAGTCGGGATTTATATCAACCAAACCATTTGAAGGAGTAAAAAAATTACAGCGAAACAGAATAAAGCCTGACCCGTTATCTAAAACAGAATTCAATGCATTAATGGAAAGTGAAAAAGGACAGAGCCAAAACTTGTGGAAATTTGCCGTTTACTCCGGGCTTCGTCACGGGGAACTGGCAGCTCT